CTCCGACACCAAGGGAGAGATTTTCCAGTCCAACCAGACCATCCGTGTGTGTGACCAGATCGCCAATGACACGGCGGTGCTGTTCAACACCCGCTATGTGGGCACCGTGCCCAATGATGCCTCTGGCCGTGCCTCCCTGTGGGGTGATGTGGTCAAGCTCATCCAGGAGCTTGAGAAAATCCGTGCTGTTGAGAACTTTGACCCCGACACGGTGACCTGTGAGCAGGGTGACAAGAAAAAGGCAGTGCTGCTGACCATCAACGGCCTCAACATCATCAACGCCATGGCCCAGCTCTACATGAGCGTTATCATTCAGTAAAGGAGGATTGTGACACATGGCTGACAAAATCTCTATGAACACCCAGGACGCCGTGAGCGCCAACTTTGCTGAGTGCTTTGTGACGCTGAACGGCACCCGCTACTCCATGCTGATGGCCAAGGAGTTTGAGGGCAAGGCCTCCATCAACACCAAGGAAGTCTACCGTCTGGGCAATCCCGTGATCGGCCACAAGGCCCAAACTATTGCCCTGGCTTTCTCCATGACGGTCTATAAGTGCACGGAAATCTTTGACCAGGTGGTTGAGGACTTCATCAAGACGGGTGTGATGCCTACCTTTGACATCCAGACCTCCAACGATGACCCCGCCACCTCCGTTGGCCGGAGCACCAAGATTTACAACAACTGCGTGCTGGACGGTGATGTGCTGCTGTCCATGTTCAACGCAGAGGGTGACTTTGTGGAGCAGACCCTTGAGGGCTACTGCGACAGCTTCACCCGCCCCGAAAAGCACACCAACCCGTCCTATATGTAAGGGCGGCCAACTAAAGGAGGAAATCATCCATGAGTAACCTGTCCGCATTTATGCACGCCAATGTTGAGCAGATCGAAAACTACAAGTTTGCCGCCTCCCCCCGTTTCAAGGGGGAGGATGGCAAGCCCATGTTGTGGGAAATCTGTTGCATCTCCGCTGATGAATACGCCCGCATCCGCAACTCCTGCGTCCGGCAGGTGCCGGTGCCCGGCAAAAAGGGCCAGTACACCCAGCAGCTTGATAGCTACGCTTTCCAGGCCAAGGTGTGCGCCCGCTGCACGGTGTTCCCGGACCTGAGCAACGCAGAGCTCCAGAATGACTGGGGTGTTGCCAAGCCGGAGGAGCTGCTGGGCAAGCTGCTCATCGGCGGTGAGTTTGATGACTATGTGACGGAAGTTTTCCAGCTCAACGGTTTCAAGACTGAGAATGAGCTGGTTGATGAGGCAAAAAACTAATAGAGGACGGTGACCCAGAGGCCAGCTATGCACACTTCTGTCTGCAAAAGTTTGGCTGGGAGCCGTCCAAGTTTTTGAGCCTGCCCGTCAAGGAGCGTGCTTTTGTTATCGCCTCTATTGATGCCCGCTGTGCGGCGGAGCGGAAAAAAGAGGCGGAACTCAAGAACAAAGCAAACCGAAAGCGCAGATAGCACTTTTGGCTCCAGCTCTTGACATTGTGAACTGATTTAGCCTAAAATGGTGTTATCAACACCAAGGAGGGCTACATCATGGGAGCAAAAAATATGGTCATCGCTGGTGACTACATGGGAAAACCCATCACTGGCATTGGCGGCGTGGTGCAAATCTATGTTGACCGCAAAAACTACATCCTCCTGGATAAGTTTGGCGTGGACAGCTATGATGTCATCACAGAGGATACCCGCAAAAGCGCTGCCAGCGGCATTGCAAGAGGTGCCGTTGGTGCGGCTCTGTTAGGACCCGTTGGCTTGCTGGCAGGGCTATCCGCAAAAAACAAAAGCACCGTCACTGTTGCGGTCCGTTTCAAAGACGGAAAAAACAGCCTGCTTGAAATGGATGACAAGGTTTACAAGAACTTTGTCCGTGCCATGTTTTAAGCACTGAGCGCTTTTAGCGCCCTCACAGTAAGTGGGGGCGCTATTTTTATTCCCCACGAAAGGAGGCGGACTTGTGGCCACAATACGGTCCCAAATGGTCCTCAATGACCAAGTAACTGGCGTGCTCAAGAACATCACAAGGGCTCTGGATATTACCCTGCACAGCTTTGAGCAGATGCAGGATGCGAGTGCCAATGCTGTTGATGTGCGCCTCCTCAACCAAGCGAGGGCTGGCCTGGGAGAGGTCAATCTTGCCGTCCGTGAGATGGAGGAAAACTACCGCCGTGCGGCCCAGCAGGAGCAGCAGGTCACACGAAACATCCGCCAGAGCACTCAAGCAGAACAACAGCTCAATGCCAGCATCCGGGGCGGCAATGACGCACTGGATGACATGGTGGGCAAGGCCAAAAATCTGGCGGCCACCATCGGCGCAAGTGTTGGCCTCAAAAAGCTCATAGAGCTCTCTGACCAGATGACCGGTACCACCGCCCGCCTCAACTTCATAGTTGATGACGGCGGTAGTGTTGAGGCTCTGGAGGCCAAAATCATGGCCTCTGCCCAGCGCTCCAGAGCTGCCTACCTTGACACGGCATCTGCTATTGCCAGCATGGGCGCAAACGCTGGGGCCGCTTTCACCTCCAATGATGAACTCATTGCTTTCATGGAGCAGGTCAACAAGCAGTTTGTCATTGGCGGTGCATCCGCCCAAGGGCAGGCGGCGGCCATGCTCCAGCTCACCCAGGCAATGGCGGCAGGCGCTCTGAGAGGCGAGGAGCTAAACTCCATCCTTGAAAATGCGCCCGGCATCGCCAGAGCCATTGAGCAGTACATGGGCATTGCAGAGGGCTCTATCAAGTCCTACGCAGAAAAGGGGGCCGTGTCGGCAACCGTTGTGAAAAATGCGCTCCTGTCCATCGCAGATGAAACCAATGCCAAGTTTAACGGTATGGCCATGACCTGGGGGCAGGTGTGGACCCAAATGGGCAATATCGCCCTAAAGGTGACACAACCCCTACTCACTGCCATCAACTGGCTTGCCAACAATCTCTCTGTGATTGGCCCCATTTTGCTGGGTCTGGGTACCGCTTTTCTGGTATTCCAAGTA